GGCATAGTACTCAGCTAATGCTTTACCTGTTTTGAAACCAGTGAAGATTACATCTGGATACTGTTTCTTGTAAGCCTCAAGCATCGGTCCATCACCGACCATAATTTTAGTGGCACCTGGATATTCCATTTCAAAAAATTGTTCAAGATTCTTTTCTTTACTGACACGGGATACGCAAAGTAAGATCGGTTCTTGTCCATGCCACTCATCTCTTAATTCTGGAGTGAATATTTCTCTATCAACTCCACGAGTCCATGGTATGACTTCACCACCGAACCCATGCTTCTGTAAATCTTTGACCATCGTTTCAGTAGTGGTCAACACTTTACCGCTATGCTTATGGAACCAGCGAACAAACTTCCATGTTAAAGATTCAGGGATGCCAAAAAGTTTAGCAAGTCCTTCTGGAAACTTAGTATGATAAGCAGTATTGTACCTAATGCCACGTTTGTCACAATATTGTCTAACACGCAAACCAAGCCAACCCTCTGTGGCGATGTGGATATGAGTCGGATTGATCTCCTCAAGTATCTTGCCCACATTCCATGCAAGGGCAATCTTGACTTCGTTGTAGCCAGGACAATCAACATAGCGGAACCTCCTGGGATCAAGATATACAACAGTATAGTCGTCCAGAACCGCACATGCCTCAATATTTTTGTAGGTCGTAACAACGCCATTTATTTGATCGGGTAAGTTATCCGTTACTATCAGTATCTTCTTTGTCATTCTCTTTAGTCCATGTTACTATTTCCCAGCGACCATCAAAGTGCTCAACTAAAGCAGTACATGACTCGACCCAGTCACCATCATTCATATAAGTTACACCATCAATCTCTTTTATCTCAGCATGATGGATGTGTCCACAGATGACACCGTCAAAGCCACGTTTCTTACAGTATTTTGCAAGATTGGTCTCAAACTGAAACATAAAGTCAGATGCTTTCTTCACTTTATGCTTTAGATATTTAGATAAAGACCAGTAACCGAATCCTAGCTTATGCCTAACCCAGTTGAATCTTGAATTCCAGTCAAGCACCAGATCATACAACTTGTCGCCAAGAAAGGCAAGCCATGGAGCGAGGCGAGTAATGCCATCGAACAAATCTCCATGTGTGACTAGGTATCGTTTACCGTCAACACCGACATGTTCTGTTTGATTTTTTATTTCAACTAGACCGAAAGAAAATCCGTAAGGGATCATCGGTCTTAAGAATTCATCATGATTACCTGCAATGTAGATTACCTTAGTGCCACGTTTTGCATGACCCAACACTCTTCGTACTACATTGGTGTGTGTTTGTTTCCACTTCCACTTGTTCTGCTGAATCTTCCATGCATCAATGATGTCACCAACAAGATACAAAGTATCACAGGTGTTATGTTTAAGAAAGTTGTTTAACTTGTTTGCTTGACAATCACGAGTACCTAAGTGAACATCACTTATAAAAATCGTGCGATAGTTCATTATGGTTTCAACTCGCCACGCTCGATCAAAATCTTTTTATTAGCCTGATGCTCTGCCTGTGTCAAGTCTTTGTTTTCACCTTTGTATGGCACTGCGTAGTTGTTTTGGATTAGCCAGTCATTGACACGAGTGCCATCTTCAAGAATAAAGACGCCAAGGATTCTTCCAAACTTATCATCGTTGCTGTCAGGTTTTTGTGTTTCAATAATTTGCCATGAACCAATAGGTAGTTTCTCTGCCAATTTCTTTTTAGAAAGTTGACCACGAACCTTTTCTTCTGCAATAGAAGTTCTTGATTCTGGAGTATCAACACCAGCCATACGCACTCTTTGATTAGCGAGAACAATTTTAAAACCTAAGTCTAAATCAATGTCAACTGTGTCGCCATCGAGAACTTTAAGAATCTTGCATTTGTATTGATACATAACTTTCCTTTATTTAATTTCTACATCCATACATTTTACAGTAATCAACGAGTTCATAAATGCCCCATACGAGACCGACCAACATTACTATGAGTAACACGATAGCCAGACCCATCTCTATCGCTTCATCAATTTCTCTCTTACGTTTTATGGCAGCTTCTTTTTCTCTTCTTATTTCATGGGCAGCATCTGCATCCATCTGAGCAGCACGCATCTTTATTTTATTCCACACATCAATTTTACCAGCTTGTATGAACAATAATTGTAGTTC